GAAGTAAATGTGTCATATGCGTATTGTTGCTCCTCTTCGATCTTGAAGATCATTGTGTCTTCTGCGATTCTGTTTGCGATTCTGTTCACTGAACTCATGTGATATACACCACTATTGAATTCAACGAACTCTTCAACTGATGAAGACTGAAGTGTCATGTCGTAGTCAGCGTTGAAGACGTTACCGAAAAGAGTTTCGATTGTTTTCTTGTCGTTGATCTTCTGAATCATTGCGTCGATGTCTGTGATTGCTGGGTTGATTGTTGCTGTTGTTGTCATTTTGTTGTTTGTTTTGTTGTTATTACTGGTGTAAAAGTACAACTATTTTTTGAACTCACAAGTATTCACAAGAAAAAAGTCACATTTATTTGAAATTTGAGTACAAACACTCTTTCGTTTTAGTATTAAATACTCAAAATCAAAGCATAGTTGTCTCAGATATGCAGTTGGCTTTGTTCGTGCGTGTGTGGCTACGCACACAAACGACAAAACCAACAAAGAGACAAAAAGAAAAAATTGTTTTCTTCCCTCTATATATATAAGGAGGGAAAAAAACAATTCACAAGAAACTCACAACTACAAGAAGCGAATCTCGCTTTCTTCATAAACAGAAACACCACTCTGATCAGATTTCTCGATCGTCATCTTTTCTCCAAGCGCCATGATCAAAGCAACAACACCATCGATCTTGTCACCAGCTTTTGACTTTGAGAATTTCACGTTCTCTGCATCGTCTTTCTTGACGACGACGTTTGAGACCATCCAGCGAAGCATTGCGTTGCCTCCGTGATGAAGTTTCTGCTTCTTGATCAATACTTCAGCATTCTTGATCGGTGCTGTCATTGAGATGAAGCCTTGACCGAAAGGGTCTGTCATGATCCCAGCATCAGACAACTGATTGATGAGAACATTTGAGTTCCATCTATCGTATGCGATTGAAACGATGTTGAACGCTTCTGCACATTCAATGATCTTGTTCTTGATGACATCATAGTCAGTCGAGTTGCCGTCAGTGACGATGAGTTCACCTCGAGAGATGAAGTTGTCATAAGAGCCACCAGTTGTATTTCTTCTCTTTTCAACTGCACTCTCTGATACAAAGAAGTACGGCAAGACTTTCATCGATCCATCTTCAAAAGGAAATATCATAACAAACGCACACACATCTTCAACTTGAGCGAGATCAAGTCCAGCATAGCACTCACGATTCTTCAATTGTTCGATGTCGATGTCTTCACCAGATGAAGCCATCCATTCAGCGTCTGTGATCCAGCCAGAGAGTGAAGAGACCCATTGATTCAAATGCAACTGACGAAACGCAATCTCTGAAGATGGAAGTGTCTTTGCTTCTTTCGCCATCTTCACGAAATACTGCTTCGTGATACTCACTTCATAATTAGGATTCGCTTTTCGCCATACTTCTTCAGAGTGAATGTCGTCATCTGGCTCTGCTTCATATATAAGAGGAAGAAACGTGTCGTCATCAACAGAGCCGTCTCGTACTTTTTTGCCGTACGCATACAACTCATAACAGATCGAGTTCGGGTCAAACATTCCAGCCGTCGTGATCGTCATCATCAGTGGCTGTTTTCGCGCACCCATAGAAGTAGCCATGACGTCCCACAGATCGCGATTCTTCGCAGTGTGAAGTTCATCATAGATGACCATTGATGCGTTTGCGCCGTGAAGTAGACCAGCTTCTGCCGCGACTGCTTTCAAGAACGAGTTTGAGTTCTTCATCACGATTGAGTTCTGATACACATTGCATGATCTTGAAAGCACAGCAGAATTCTGAATCATTGTCTTGCATACATCGAAGACGATCTTCGCTTGATCTCGAGATGAAGCGCAACAATAGATCTCAGCACCTTTCTCATTGCCGACAAACAATTCTGCAAGAGCAAGAGCGGCAGAGAGATTTGACTTTCCGTTCTTTCTCGGGATCTGCACATACGCTGTTCTGTATTGTCGCGTTTCGTCTTTGTTGAGAGTTCCGTACAATGTGCGAATGAAATCTTTTTGCCACTCTTCAAGCAGAAACTTCTTTCCAGAAAGATCACCTTTCACATGCGTACACACACGTTCAATGAATTTGATTCTGATCTGTGCTTTGTCGTTGTCGTACATTTTAGTCATTTAGTAAGTCATCGAGAGATTCAACTCTCTCTGGTGCATTCAGTTTTGCTCTTGATGATGCTGTGAGTCCAAACTCTGGAAGCATCTTCTTCAATCTGTCCCAGCTTTGTTGCATCAACGAAAGTTCTGGTCGTGGTCTATGCATTTCATCTCCTTGTGCGTTTGTTGTTGTGTATGTCGGTCCCAAAGTTCTGATCACTTGTCTTGAAGCGCAGTAATCTTCCCAAGCATCTGCCATCATCTGCAAAGCGATCGCATCAATCTCTGCAAGAACACCGAGATCATCAAGATGCTTCACTAACCAATCGAAAGTATCTCTTGAGTCACTGAAGACTGGTTGTTGTGGTGTTCCACTCGCTTCAAGTCTGTTCTCATGTCGATCTGGTCTAAAAGTGTCAGACGCTTTGAGCAACGCTGTTGGTTTTGGCTTTCTACCTTTGCCCATATTTTATCATTTTATTACTCACTTTTTAACACTCAAATTTGACGGTGCATCTTTCTTTCGAGTGCAGTGATTGTTTATACTTTGCTTCATTACATTTCATAGTGCCCTATGTGTGTGTGCCTCACGACCAGACTTGCTGTTGTGACATTTGTGACACATTGACTGCAAATTTTGCCATGAAAGAGCGTCACCTCCATCAGATATTGGTGTGATGTGATCAACAACTCTTGCGATGTCTTCACACTCAACACACAACGGATTCTCTTTGATGAACATGTTGCGCAGTTTACGCCACTGAGTTGTTTGATAGAACTTGTTGCGTTCTTTGCGATCTCGTGAAGCTACGTTCTCACCAGTCAACCAAGGTCGTTTCTTTCTACTTGGATTCTGTGGCATCTCTCAAATCTTTTCTAATGAACAGCAGTGCGCGTGTCGTTATGCCTAACGCTTCAGCCGCTTCTTTGTATGTGTCGTGACGCTCAAGAGCGATCTTGATCAATCGTTCTTTATTTCTTTTTAAATTCAGATCTTTCATCGTGTCAAGTATTGCTCGATTTCTTCTGCATCAGAGTCAAAGTCATTCACATAGATTGGTGTGTAGTCACCGACGTATGTGTTCCATGTATTGTATTCAAGAAACTCAATCGCTTCTTCAACACTCATCTCATCACGAGACACTAAGATCTCGAGCATCTGAACTTTGCTGTATACAATGCGAGAGTCGTCAGTGATGCCGAGCATTGCTTCATCAAAGCCGTCAGCGAATAGTGTTTTGTTTTCTTCAATCATTTTATTTTCTCTTTAATGCGTTCAACTTATCAATGAGTGGCGCTTCATAGTATTTCGTGTAATCGTATCTCCAGTTCTCTTTGTCGCGTATTGTGAAGCCGAAGTGAATGTAAAAGTGATCTCTCATTGTCTCGTCGTTCAACAAATACTCTTCATCTTCTTTCGGTGTCTTCGCTCTCGCGCTTCTGTACTCACGCTGATATTTCTTGTCGCATTCAATGCATTGAGAGCGACGACCATCTCGAGCGTGAGACAAGCGACTGAACTCTGTGATCTCTTTGATCTCATCGCACTTCTTGCATTTGCGTCTATTGTTCATTTCTTAGTTGTTCAATCTTTTCTTTTTCAATCTTCTTTTCAACTGCTGTCTTTCTGTACTTCTGAATGTGTGTGATCACTTGATCAGAGTTGATGACGAATCGACATGCATGACCAATCATTTGTGATTGATTCACTTCTTTGATCAGATCAATCATATCTCTTCGCTTGATCTCTCTCTTCTCAAGCACACTCATCTCAACGATCAACTGCGCGATCATGCTTCTCTTGTCGCTCATTTGATGATTGTCAGTCTGTCGAGTTGAACGTATGCATTGAGACGATCAACAGAGCCTCCGTCAATGTTTTGATTTGTTGTTGTGACTTCTTTCTTGAAAGGTGTGATGTATTGACCTTTCTCGTTCGTCATCTTGATCGAGCAGATGTTGTCGCTGTCAACAAGATACAACAGAATCACAAACGGAGCACAGAACGCTCTTGACGCTTCTTTGCCAGCTTCAAGTTTGTCATAGCTTATAAGATATGAACCAAAGTTTTTTAGTGTCTGTAAAGACATCCAGCGCACTTTGACTTCACAGATTCTGTGAATCTTGTTGTCTTTCATGAGAACGCCATCAAGTCGTGCGTAGTTCTCTGTCATTGCAAAAGTCAGATCGTAGTATTCAGCGAGATACTGAAACATTCTTTGCTCGACTTTCTTCACTTGTTGTCTGCTTCGTTTCATATTTCTGTTGTGTTTATTTGTTCATCATAGTACGCAATGTACTTCGGTCGTTTTCCTACATACATGATCATATGTTCATCTTCAAGCTGAGACAACACTTTCTCTGCATCTTTCTTCTTGCAGTCTTCAGTGTCTCTGATGAAGATCAATGCATCACCTTTTGATTTGCCGATGATCTTTTCAGTGATGCGCTTCTTGTCTTCAATTGTGAAGACTCTCGTTCTGTTGTAGAACTCATCTTCTTCGATCTCAGCGAACTCAACTTCATCAAGTGCGTTGATCGTCATCTCTAATGCCGGTGGTTCTGCATTTCTTGTGTACTCTGCTGAGATCTCTGTGATGTCTTTGCTTCGCTCAGACTTCTTTGCTGAGAACGTTGTCTCTGCTTTTTGTACTAAGTATGCACCGAGATGTCCTTTTGCGTTTCTATCGTGCTTGTTCTCGTGAAGAACGATCGTGATATGGCAGTTGTGTTGTGCAGACCATTTCAAGAGTGATGATGCGATCAATGTTGCTTCTTCTTCATCGTTGACACCTTTTGATGCGATGTCAGCGATTCCATCGATGATGAGAAGACCTATGTTGTCGATTGTTTGAATGACAAACTCGACAAACTTGAGACGCTCTTTGTTTGAGTCCAGCGATCTGAACTTGAAGTATCTGAGTCGATCATTGTTGACGTTTGTAGGTAGTCCAGCCATTTGCAAGATTCTCTTCTTGACGCGTTGTGCGTGATAGTCGCCTTGCTCTGTGTCAATGTAAACGACGCACTTGTCATTGACGTAGCCTCTGAGTGTTGATGCGACATCTTGACTTGATAACGCCGCAGAGGCAAGCGAACTGATGAAGTATGATTTGCGTGACTTTGCTTTTCCTTGAACGAGTGAGAAGTTTCCGAGAGTGCCGAAGATGTATGATTGTTGATTGATGACGATGTCGATACACTTCTCTGGCTGTTCAACAACGATTGTTGAATCGACTTCCATATCAAAGAGACGCTTGTGCATCTCATCAATCTCTTCTTCAGTGCTTTCTTCAATATCAAAGAAAGATTCGTCATCATGTACTTCATATTTTTTACCATAGCCAAGTTTNGCGATCTCAACAGATGCGTCATGAAAGTTTGAGTTGTGATTCANTACAGCATAGCACTGAAACGAATCGTANGGTTGCTCTGCNATGAATTCAGTTGATGTCGTGAAAGGCCAGAACAGACCAGAGTCTTTGAAGATGACACCAGATGTCTTTGCATCAGTATCTCCCGGTCGTAACATATACACATACTTTGTCGATTCACCAACAACGCGCCAAGAGTTCTGAAGCAGAATGTCGAGTGCTGTGTGCGATTCTCTGAACTCACCCCAAGGAGTGTGTTCATCAGTCTGACGATCGCCTTGAATTTTTACTTCATCAACAACGATCGGAGTCACTTCATCCATCAATCTTGCAACTCTGAACAGAACATCACGCTCTTGCTCTGTGATGCGTGTGACGTTCGTGATCTTGCCTTCGATTTTGTAGCCTTGCGAAGGAAATGCAACGATTTGACCACCACGACCGCGTGTTTCGAAAGTGACTTCGCCTTTCTTGTTTCTTGCGAGTTTTTGATTGCCTTCAATTGCGTCGCATTTGAAGATCCAGTGAAAGCCGTTTGATCGTGTGCGTTGAACGATCATCTTCTTTCTCAACTCTGGTGCTTCTTCATCAAGTTGAGTGCAGAATCGTTCGTACTCATCAGAAGTGAAGTGCTTCGCATCGATGTCGAGACATTGAATGCCGTCGAAGCCCATGACGAGACCAATTGATTTTGTGTTGTTGAACAGACGTGATGCTTCTTCAAGTCCCATGGGCTCTTCAGCGTATTGTTGCCAGTTCTTTATTGTTGGACGTTTCTCACCATCAACAATAGGTATCGGCGAGAATCCACTCGCAATGTATTTCTTTGCAATTTCTTTTGTCGTCATTGTTGTTTGGTTTATCTGATCAAAGACCAGTTGTCGCAGTTGCGATCATAAAGTGATGGCTTCAACGTCACTGACTTCTTATTACGCAAGTCTTCAAATGTGAAGATGAACCATCTTCTGTTGTGTACATCATAGCATACGATGAAATCAACATCTTTGTATTTGTTGAAGTCTTTATTGATTCGCGCGTGTCCGTTCGCTAACATTGTTCCGCTCTTTACTTGTATCGTAACAAATCGCGATTCGCGAAACGCGATCAGATCGATTGCTGACTGATTAACGAAGGGAAACGCAACATGCCAATCTCTTTTGATCAGTTCAGCCGCACAACGCAGTTCAGTCAATGCCCCGTATTTGTGCGAATCGTGAATCATATCTGTGAGATCTTCTCAAGATAGTCGTCGTATGATTTCGCGATGAAGTACACACCGCCAGATTCTTTGATTTCTTTCTCAACTTCTTTCTGATCTGCTGATTGTCTGTCTTTGCCTATCTTAACTTCGATGCCTATAAAGCGACCGTTGATGATTCCGATGATGTCTGGTACTCCTTTTCTTTGAACACCTTTGCGATACGTTTGTCTTCTTACGTCGTAGACTGCACCATTGTTGATACGATATGCACAACCTTCTCTGATGTGATGCATGTCATAGATGATTGTCTTTGTCAAATCATTCGCTGTTGTGTCTTTGAACTTCTTCTTCACTAAAGCATGAGGCGGAAAATCTGGGTGCTTCTCTGCTTTCAGTTCTGTTGCGAGTTGTGAAAGTTCTTTCAAGTTCTTAGGAATCCATTTCTTCATTCTGCTCATTTGTTAATTCGACAGCGCGTTCAATCATTCTGACGACGTGATCTTTGTCAAGTGCGTGAAAGTGTCTTTTTGCTAATCGCCAACAGCGCGACTCAAAGTCTTGATCTGATCTCTTCTTCATACTTGCACAATTTAGAATAAAATTTCATGTAATTAGCGAACACGTTTTCGAGTTCTTCTCTGATCTCTTCACGCGTCACTCTCACGATGTGCGTATTCAGATCTCTATTGCGTGGATCATACGAGCAAAAATCAAGAAACTGCAATGTCTCAATGACGATGAAGTAGTGAAAGATTTGATGCTTGTACTCGTTCGGAATCTTGTTCTGTCGAATGTACTCAATGTGCTTCTTCGATGAAGGACATTTGATCTCAACAGCACCAACAGCGATGTTGTCTCTGAAGATCAATGCGTCTGGTGATATTGCGAGCCAATCGTATTTATCGTGAACACAAAAACCAATTTCTTGTGCGCTGTTCTTCGTGCGTTCATTGTATGACTTCAATGCTTCTGGCTCAAACAATATGCCGTGCTCCATTGCTTTTGAAGTGAATGACTCTTCAACTGATTGCGTCATGCGTTCAGCGATCATCTCATCAACGAGTGTGAGATTGTTTGATTTGAAGACGTTCGATGCGCGTGAGCCAGTGATGACACCGAGTCGTGCTTTGAACCATTCTTCAGATCGTTGTTGTAGATTAAGTATTTTCATCTCTATTTCGTGTTAAATGTTATTTCATTATTGCCAAAACCATTTTCTCATTTCTCTTTCGTGTTAAAGGTTATATGTCTCTGCATACAAATTGATGAAATTTCCCATCTTTATATGCTTAAACGATCGTTAATGATGCAAACAAGCATCTCTTTGTTTGTTTATTAAAACATCGAAATCTGATTCTGAGCAACTTCTTTGTATGCATCAGCATTGAATGTGATCACGTCTGTTGAGTCGTTGCTTTTGAGACCGATGTATTTGAATGAGTACGATGCTCTCTCAATGATCTTTCTGCCAGAAGTGTCTTTCAAAGGCACTCTTTTATGACCAGCAGTTGTGACCCAGTTTTGATCTTTTTCAAGTGCGATACCAAGTGCTGGATTCATTGTTCTGATATACATTTGATGATCTTCTTTGTAATACAATGCGCTGATGTAGTTGACGATTTGTTTGCCGAGACCGAGACCTTGAAAATCTGGAAGAACTACAACTCGAGAGATGCGTCGTGTCTTCGCATCGCCAACTCCCGGGAAAGGAAGTATCGCAAGAAAAGCGATCGGTTTATCGTTCCACAACAAGACTAACACTGAGCAGATGCATTCAGATCTTCGCTCAAATAGTGATGTTGTTTGAATAGATTCCAAGTTTCATATCTACATCGAAATATCTGAAGTTCGATCGTTGGTCTTTGCCTTCGCAGTGACGCTCTCTCGAGACGCCCTTTGAGTGGTGAGTATGTCCAGTCTGGTGAGAGCCAATCCATGATATCAAAGTGACACGATGCAAGAATGATTCTCTTGTTGTGTCGTCTGATGTATTTCTGCAATGCGTTGCTCATTGCTTTTGCAACATCACGATCAACAACTGACGTGAACTCATCAATCAAGATGACATCATTTTCAGACGCTCTACCGACTTTATATGCGAGAGATGCGCGATATTGTTCTCCATTCGACAAAAGTGCGTAAGGACGCAACCAAGTAGGTACAGAAGCAAGTCCCATTGCACTGAGCAAGAACGTTGCTTCTTCTGGTGATAACCAATCAAAGTTACTGATCAAAGACTTCTCATCATCGAATGATGCTTGAGAGAGATCACCGAACTCTTTCAAGAGTGTTGTTTTGCCAGTGCCAGAACCTCCGTAGATGACACCGATGTTCCAGTCGAATGTTCTGCACTCATTGAAGTTGATCGGTATTCTCACAGATGTCTCTTCTTGATTTTGAATGTCGAATGCTTCATACACGTATGCAGTGTACTCGTCATTCACAATCTTGTTTTTTCTTTCAATGTATTTCATGATTCAATGATTTTGTTCAGTCTTTTTCAATGCCGTTGTTTCTCACATCTCTGTTCATTTGATCAACAAGAGAGCGAGGATACTTCTCTCTCGTTATCTGAAGTGCTTCACTCGCGTCGACATTACTATCTACGAGAGCGATGAAGAAGTTCCATTCTTCTGTGCCTTGCTTGATCATGATCAGTACAAATCTGGGAACTCTCTTCTGTGAAACTTCGTGAAGAGATAGTCTCCTTCAGTTTTCAGTTCACTCACGAGTGTCATGATCTCAGCGCGTTGTTCTGATCCTCTTCTGTATACGCGTGAGTCTTCTGTTCTTTGATAGTGCCAATCGTGTGAGTTCAGCAACTGATTCAATCTCTGTTTCTTCTCTGTTGTTGTCATTGTTCTTGATTTTAGAATTTAAGCCATCTTCTTCTTCTCTCGTACTTTCTGATCAGCAGTGAGTTGCTGATCAGAACTCTTGTCGTTGCATCTGTCCATTCAGATGCAGATGCTGAGATCATCATGTTGAGCGATTCCCAGCGCAGTTCATTGATGTACATGTTGACGTACGTTCTGTGCTTTCTTTTACGAAAATAATTGTTCAGTGCTTTCATCTATTGTGAAGAGTTTGCGATCAACTATGAACTGACAGATATAGTTGTCTGATTGTTGTTTTCTGACCCATGCTGTGACATCATTCTCATGAAGCATCAGCGAGATCTTGAATGCGTCATGCTGTTTCATTGAGTTTCGTTCTTAATTGAGTGAACGCAATCTTGAACTTTGCGAGATCTTTCGCTTTCTTCTCGAGCGACTTGTTGTCTTTCTCAAGTGCATTGAGCATCTCACGCAAGTCGTCAACGATGATCTTGTGACGCTCGAGTTCTTCACGAACGTTCATGATCGCATTGTACTGATCGAACTTCTTTTCTTTGATCAGATTGTTGACGAAATCATAAACAGCGCAATACAAATCGAAATGTTTCAAGCGAAGATCTGCATTCACATTGTACTTGTGTTCATGCTGTCGTGATGCGTAGATGATTGTCGAGTGATCCATGTCAAAGCATTCAGCGATCTGTGTTGTTGATCCCATTACGCGCATTGCAACGAAGACTGCTTGTCGAGCATCGACGATCTCTCTGCGTCTTGTGCGCAGAGAGATGTCAAGACCAAAGTTTTCTTGCACAGCGGCAATGATGACTTTTGATTCATACTTCATAATCAGAACGGTAAATCGTCGTCTTCAACATTGCTGTCGAACGCTTGAGATGCTGTCGATGTTGGTGTTGTTGATTTCTGAATCAACTCATCTGCTTCAACATCTGGAACATCTGCCCAGAATGCAGAGTCGTCAATTTGATCAGCATCGTTGAGTTCAAGAACGAGAACTTTGTTGACGTATGATGCGAGACCCTTCTTGCCAGCAAGTTCCCAAGTTTTCATCAAGATCTGACAGCGCAGTTTGCTACCATTGCCGATGAGATCGTTGAAGATCTGCTTGTTCAAATCATACACTTTCGGCGTATTCTTTGACTTCAAGCGAATTGTTGGCTCTTCATACTTCAGAGAACCATCTTGACGCTTGATGTTTACATGATCAAGAATCTTCATTGCTTGAAGTTCTTTCTTTGAAGCATCGTCGAGTGTCAACTCAACTTGGTACTTCTCTGATAATTTGTTGACGCCGCTTCGCTCTGTGAGTTGCGCCCAGTTAGCAGTGCCGCTGACGATCATTGACACTCCTTTTGAAAAATCAATTTTGCTCATTTTTAGATTTGTTTGATTTCTGCTGTCGTCAAAAAAACTCGTGACGACTTCGAGTTGTTATTTGAATATGTACTCGATCACTTCGTACAGCACAATCATTGCTGTGATCGCGAGAGTTGAGATCACTGAACATACTATGTAGTAGAACGCGTTCTCTTCTGTTGAGTATTGTCTTTTCATTTTGTTGTTGTTTAGAAGAGCGCAACGAGAGTTGCGCTCTGTGTTGTTTTATTTTATTCTCACGATCACTGAAGTCCATGATTCGTTTCTTTCTGTTTTGAATGCGATCGAGTCGCCGACATTCATCTTGATCACTTCTTCGAAATACATATCAAGAGAGTAAATGAATTCAAAGTCATTGCCTTCTTCGTTACCAGAATTGAAAATTCTGTTTGCTGTCATGTTGAACTTGCTTGTATGTACACCTTCAACAAGTAAGATCGTGTACTCTAAATTCTGAAATTTGTTTTCTGTTTTCATTTTGTTGTTGTTTTGTTGTTGTTTATTTCTGAATCAATTGAAAACCGTATTTCTTGTATTCGTGTCCGTCCATAGCCAGCATTCTGTCTGAGATGTTTTTGAACATACCCCATCCAAATA